ACACCTTGTAATCCTTGTTGTAAAGATTCAGCTAAGAAGAGTTTACTATCTGCTAGTTTTTGCGATTCTTGAAGTGTGAACTCTGCAAAAGTCTTTTGGTCTTCTGCCATTTGTGCCCTAACCTCTGCTTGTACCTCTGCTGTTTTAGCGTCTGCTTCTGCTTGTGCTTCCGCTTTATTGGCGTTGCTTTGTGCTAGTGCCGCCTTAACCGCATCTTCATACTTTTGACTTATCTCTTGTTTCTTGTTAAATGAAGTCTCTGCTAGTATTGCCGTTAGCTCATCCTTCTCTTCAGCTGTTAACTTTTCATTTGCTAGAGTGTCCGTAATTAAACGCTCATACTTTAATGTATTTGCTTGTAGTTCTTTTGTTATACCACCGCCAACTAATGCTAAACGCATATCTTCTATTTGTCGCTGTATTCTTAAACGTTCTTGACCAAATGCTTTTTCATCTGCCAACCTTTTCTCTTGGTCTGCCTTGAATTTATCGTAGTCTGCTTCTCTTTGTATGTCTTTATCTTTACCTGCTTGAGCGTTAATAGCTCTTATCTCTCTTCTAGTAGCAAGTACACTCTTCTCAGTTTCCTTTTGTAATTCTTTTTGTTTATCTATCTCCTCGTCTGTGAGTTTATTAGTTATCTTATTAAGTTCTATTGTTTCTTTTATAGCATTTAGTCTTGTTTCTTGTGTTTTAAGTAAGGCAAATTGTTTTCGTACCTCTTGCTTTGTAGTGTCCTTTCCAGCTATCTTAGACATTCTAATCTCATGGTCATACTTACTAATAATGGACACTTCTAACTCTTTTGTTGAAGCTATAATTTTTTGATTGTTTTCTATTTGCTTGTTTGTTAACTCGTCAGAAGCAAAAGAAGTTAATCCAATCCAGTCTAAGAAGTCTTTTATAGCTTGAACTACTAACATTATAGCATCCTTAATATACCCAAAGGCAACACCTACAGCATCTAATATAGGTTGCAGGAATCCTAGCTTAGAAAGTAGCAATACAATAGCGCCAACGATAGCGGCAATAACTACAACGATTAAGAATATAGGATTAGCTAGTAAAGCAATCCCCATTTTAATAAATGCTTTAGATAGTTGTCCTACTGTTTTAGCTAATCCTTTTAGTGCTTGCTTACCAATCTTACCTAGATTACCTACAGCATCATTCATCGCTTTAGCATCGTTAGCCGCACCCTCAAAATCCAACCTCAGCAGACGTTCACCTACCTGCCCTAGACCCGTACTAAATACTGATAACCCTCTATTCTCTGCAAGTAAATCTATCGACTTGTCTACGTCAATTATTGTTCCTTTTAACTTACCGACTTGAGCCGACATAGTTTTAAATTCTTCAGTGTTAGCTTCACCAGCTAAACTCATTGAGTAAAGACGGTCTTCTAATTCTGAAATTTGAGTAGATAAAGGTTTAACCCCTTCACCATAAATATCTTCAAAGGTTGCTGTAAGGTTTTTACCTGACTTGTTTAAATCTTCAAAAGCTTTATTAGTAGAATCTACTTGCTTTTCTAAGGTTTTCATTTCCTTAGTTAGTATGCCTTTTTGCTTTGGGCTACTTGCGTCTTCTATAGATTTCTTTAAGTCTGCTAATTGTGCCTTAGCTTCGTTTATACCGCCTATAGTTAATGGAATAACAGCCATACTACAGTACTAACATTACGTTGTTATAACTATCTGTATCGTCACAATCATCAGCAGGCTTTATGTCGCTGTCTTTATTTAAGGTACTTGTAAATGTTGGGAATAAATCTTTGTTATCTAAAATGTAGAATGTTAAACGGTTCTCAAACCATGCCCCCTTTTGTCCGTAATGCTCCATGTTAAAGGCTATTTCAGATTGTGATACATTCTGTGAAAAGTCTCCGAACTGTACTTGCACACCTTTGTTTTTAAGTTGGTAAGACAAACCAAACACAGCATCTTCAGCACTTCTCCAAGCTACAACGGGTTGTATGTATTCTACTAGAGCCGTTTCATTTGCGTTTAATGTTTGGTCGTTGTACTTAACTAATAAGTCATTGTAAAAGTAAGTGCCTAATATACTCGTTAGTCTCATTTCTGCCTGTGTCCTAATGTAAGGTGCAACGTCTGTAATATCTACATTGTTAGTTATAGGCGTATTATTCTTTAAGTACTCTTCAGTTATAAAGTATATCATTGTACAATAGGATTTAAATTAGCTAAATCTCTTAACTCGTCATCAGTCATTTTAGATATAACAACACTTCTAATATCGTCAGGTAAAGCACTTAAAGCCATTACTACTTCATTATCTTCTACCTCTGTTATTGTCTCGTTAATAATTTGGAAGTTATTTATTTCAATCGTTGCTTTAACTCCTGCTAACTCAATCATAGAATTAACTATATCTTCTATTCTATTTCGTAAAGGTAGAACAACATTCTTTTCAAATATAACGTAGGCTTGTTTAATATCAGCACCGCCTCCTAAACTTCCTGTAGTTCGTACACCCATTAGTATAGGGTCTATAGTATGAGCAAAACAAATCTGTTCTGTATTCAGTGCGCTTGCTTCTTGGAATAGTTTATCATTTTGATTAACAGGTATAGGTTCAATACTTGGTAGTTGGTCTTGACTGTTAGCGAAGAATGCAACCGCTTTTCCAGCGTTCTCTGCTCCCTTCATCTTGTTTACGGTTTCCTTTATCTTTTCTAACTCTTCGTTGCTCTGTGGCTTCTTAGGAAACATTAAAGCCATTGAAGGAAAGACGGCATTTTGTATGTTAGACTTACTTAGGTAACTTAATTCACCACTTAGAAAAGCAAAGTTTAAAGCTGAAGTATATCTAGGAATAGAGTATACATCTTGACCTGCACTAAGTTCTTCAAATGTTAAAATATACTTACCATCCGGACAACCTTTCTTATAAGGTACAAGAGTATACATACCTAAATTTTGACTCCAATCTTTTGAAATAGTATAGATACTTTTGTCATCGTTGTTCCTCACCTTCTCTGCTCCGATGTGTACAAAGTTACTAGCCTTACCATCTTTGATAGTTACCTCAAAATAAACTGAAGCCATTATAACGTTCTCTTCGCATATCTTAGGAATCAACTTGCCTAGGTTTATCTTCTGCTCAAAGCCATATAATGCAACCTTCTCTTTAGCTTCTAAATGTTCCGTTTTAATTTCATAACCACCGCCTACTGTAGCAGTAACTTTAAAATCAATTATTGAACCATGCAAAGGAGAGCTGAAATACATTTGATTTAAGTACTGTCTATATAGGTTGTCCTCTCCGAACGGTGTATAGTTCATACCTCTATAACCACTGTAGATAAACGGTAAACTTAGGTTACCCTTTGGAGTCTTTAAGAATGGAGTACTGAACGATTGATAGTTATTATCAATGTGTACTACCTCGACCCCTTTTTTGTTAAAATTAAATATTCCCATTAATCATAAATTGTTGTTGCTGTTCCACTTACTACCATTCTACCTTCCTCGATTCTTGTAAGTCCTGTTTCATTTACAGGAGTACTACCGTTTACATCTTCATAAACTTCGTACATATACTGACCTAGTCTAAAGGTTACATCTGTACCCTCGTCTAGTAAGAATTGATTATATCTATAAGTGTAGTTGCTTATATCTGTACCTATCCAATATACAGGTGGTACGTCTACATCTGTTTCCCATTGAAACTTAAATAGAAATACAGGTAGAGTTATAGTAGCACTCTCTGTTAGTGTTAAAATTATATCGTTCTCTTCTCCTTGCTCTATGTATATCATACAACTATATTTGGTTTGATATGTAAATTGTTTTAGTAAACAAAAAAACCTACTACAATTAAGTAATAGGCTTTCGTTAGGTTGTTATTAGTTCCTATGATATAGGCTCTAACAATGCTGCTATAATAGATGCATCAACTTCTTTTGCAAGAAATTCATTCTCTGCTGTAAATGCTACAGAGTATTTAGAACCGTCTGCTTTAACTGTTCCTGAACCTTCGCCCAAAGTTGTTAACTGCATATTAGGAAAGTACCAATACTTACCGTTAGTGTCTCCTACGATGATAGACAAATCTCTTTGTCCTTCACCTAGTACTTTTAACGCTCTTGATGTTGCCGCTTCTCTTCTATGTAACATTAAGTTAACTACTTGTGTTACGTAGCTAGAACCGTTAATTAAGTCAATAGCAGAATCTTCCGTAAAGTTTCCTACGTTTCTTCTAAATTGAA